GCCGCCGATGCGTGCCCGAGGCGGTCGCCTGGGCATGAACAGGATCGGCGGCTCGGGCGGTGGTCTCGGCCGCCTGGAGAAGGCCAACCTTCGCTAGTAGCGCGCGGTCGTCTGGCTTGGCGACCTTGCGATACAGAGCCCCCGGCGCAACGGCTCCTCCCAATGCGCCGGGGGCTCACCCCTACAGATCCGAGGAGGGATCATGTCCGCGCTCACGTTCAATCAGGCGCTCGAGGCCGAAACGGTCAAGCGCATCGACGAAGCCGTCCAGAACTCCAAGAACACTCTTGCTGCCGGACAGTTGCCAGACCACGCAACGTACCGGTATCATGCTGGCGTCATAAAGGGCATGGAAGACGCCAAGGAAATTCTCCAGGCGACCCTGAGGGACATCCAACGAGTGTGAGGAGACACAATGGCAGTGATGGCGATGAAGCACGACAAGGATCCGCGCGTCGAGATCCTTGAGAAGATCGGCAAGCTCGACGATTTCTCGGTCTACAACAACATGTGTTTGGTTGCGGTATATGAGAGGCCCGAGCAGACCAAGGGCGGCATCCTGCTGACGCAGACGCAGCGCGCCGAGGACAAGTACCAGGGCAAGGCCGCCCTGATCGTCAAGACCGGCCCGGTTGCGTTCGAGGCGGCGAACGGATACTTTACCGAAGGTGGACCGGCTGTTGGGGACTGGATTGCGATCCGTCCGTCCGATGGATGGCCAATTCAAATCAATGGAATGCTTTGCCGCATGCTCGTCGATGAGCAGGTGAAGCTGCGCATTCCGTCCCCCGACAGCGTCTACTGAGGAGCACCGCAATGGCTGGTGACGAGATCAAGATTGGCGCCGACGATCGTCCGATCGTCGAGCCGCAGGAAGGTATCGAGGAGCTTCGTGCGAAGCTCAAGGAAGAACAGGATCGTCGACTGGCGGCAGAAGCTCGCGAGCGCAAGCTCGGCGAGGATCTGCAGCAGTCACGAGGCGAGGTCGGACAGACCAACCTGCAGATCGTCGAGAGCGCGATCGATAAGCTCCAGACCGAACGCGAGATGCTGAAGGCGCGCTACCGCGAGGCGCGCGCCGCCGGCGACATCGACGCGGAGGACGAGATCCAGGACCAGCGGGCTGACCTTTCGGCCAAGCTGAACCAGCTCGTGCTCGGCCGCGATGCCATGAAGGCCAACCCGCAGACCGTGACGCCCGCTGCGTCGGGGCGCACGGGCGATCCCGTCGAGGATCTGGCCAGGGGCATGGAAGCTCAGGGGCATCAGGCGTCGGCCGACTGGGTGCGCAAGCATCCCGAGTACGCCCGCGATCCCGACCAGTACCGTGAGATGATCGCGGCCCACAACCTCGCCACCGGCAAGCGCTTCAATTTGAAGCCGAACTCGGACGAATACTTCTCCAAAGTCGAGGAGATCCTCGGCATCGACCCGGCGACGCGTCACGAGCCGCACTCCGACGCCCGTCCGACCGACACCGTCGTGTCGTCCGCCGCCACCGCCGTACGCGAGCGCGGTGCCGACACGCCGCCGGCAGCGGCGCCTCCGTCGCGAAGCACCTCGAACGGCGCTTACCGCCTCACCGCCGCCGAGCGGGAGGCCGCTCAGATCTCCGGCATCTCCGAGGAGGAGTACGCCCGGAACAAGCAGAGGAAGACCTGATGGAACCGCGTCGTCGCCGTCGCACCCGCTCTCGCGGGGCCGACGAAGCCGCACCCGCCGCGGCACCCGTTCAGCTCGAAACCGCTGTCCAGAAGACGCCGACGATCGAGCGGGCACCCATGCGTTCCGACATGCGCGCAGACGATCGCGCGCGTGCCGAAGCCCGTACCGCCGAGATCCTGGGCGACGATTCGATGCTCACGACCGGCGAGGACAAGTTCCACGTCGATGCATCGGTCATCCCCGACGGGTGGGTCTACCAGTGGAAGCGCTGGACGGTCTACAACAAGGAAGATCCGCAGTACCGCACGATCGTTGATCGCGGTGGCTGGGAGAACGTGCCGACCGAGCGGCATCCCGAGCTGATGCCACCCGGCAGCGTCGACAAGTTCATCCATCTGGATGGCCTGATGCTGATGGAGCGTCCGAAGGCGGTCGACGACAAGGTGCGCGCGCGCGACCTTCTCGCCGCCCGCAATCAGGTGCGCGCCAAGGAGGAGCAGCTGGCCTCGGCGCCTCCAGGCACGTTTGAGCGCGGCACGCACCCTGGCGCGCCCGTTCGCGTCGGCAAGGGCTACTCGCCGGTCGAGATCCCTCGCGACACGCCGACCTGATCGGACCGACCTCAAAAGGAAAGCCCCGCTCGAAAGAGCGGGGCTTTTTCTTGCTTCAAGACCCCCTTTACAGACTGGAAATTTTCTGCGCATCCTATGGTCATTCGTGCTGCCCTCGGGGGTAGCCCTGAGTTTTCCTCGCGATCACGTACCGGCCCGGCGCATGGTGTGACGCTCTCCTGAACAAGGAGGAGTGGCCGCTATGACCAACACGAATGCGCCGTTCGGCTTCCGCCAGTACTTCGGCGGCTCGGGCGGGGTTCCCACCTTCAACCAGTCTTCGCGCCGCATCGCGTCCGGCAACGGCACCGCGATCTACCAGGGCGACCCGGTCATGCCGGTCATCTCGACCGCGACCGGCTACATCACCCAGGCTGCGCCGGGCACCACGACCCTCGCCGGCATCTTTTCCGGCTGCAAGTATCTCTCGACGTCACAGAAGCGCACCGTCTGGTCGAACTACTGGCCGGGCTCGGATGCCACGGGCGACGTCCAGGCCTACGTCATCGACGACCCGAACGCCCAGTTCGTCGTGCAGGGCGGCAGCACCACCTTCAACATCACCGGCACGCCGACCACGATGACGAGCAGCCCGATCGGGCAGTACGCTCAGTTCACGATCGGCACCGGCAACACCAGCACCGGACAGTCCGGCGCCTACGTGAGTTCGCTGGCCACGACGGCCACCTTCCCGTTCATCGTTCGCGACCTGATCGGCCTCGGCGCCGACTACAACGTCGGGCCCGGATCCGATCCGACGTCGGCCTACAACTGGGTCGTGGTCGGCTTCAACAACGAGTGGCTGCGCACCAACGGTGCCGGCCCCACCGGCATCAGCTAAGGGAGCGCCCCCATGGTCGTCAATCTTTCATCGATCAAGGATCTGCTGCTCCCGGGCCTCCGCGGCGTCGAGGGCAAGTACGAACAGATCCCCTCGCAGTACGACAAGGTCTTCACGAAGTATGATTCGAAGATGGCCTTGGAGCGCACCGCCGAAATGCGGTACCTCGGTCTCGCCCAGCTGAAGACCGAAGGCGGCCAGACCGCCTTCGACAACGCTGCCGGCGAGCGCTTCGTCTACAATCAGGAGCACATCGAGATCGCTCTCGGGTACGCGATGACCCGCAAGGCGATCGACGACAACCTCTACAAGAGCCAGTTCAACCCGTCGAACCTGGGCCTGATGGAAAGCTTCCACCAGACCAAGGAGATCTACGGCGCGAACATCTTCAACACGGCGACGACCTACAACGCCAACATCGGCGGCGACGGCGTGGCGCTCTGCTCCACCGCGCATCCGATCGACGGCACCACGATCGCCAACCGCCCGACGGTCGACGTCGACCTCAACGAGGCGTCGCTGCTCAACGGGCAGATCTCGATCCGCACCAACTTCCGCGACATCGCCGGCCTCAAGCAGTTCGCGCGTGCCCGGAAGCTGATCATCGCGCCGCAGAACGAGCCCGTTGCTGTCCGCCTGACGAAGACCGAGCTTCGCCCCGGCACCGCGGACAACGACATCAACGCGATCGGCTTCGTGGCCAACGGCCTGCCGGAAGGCTACATGGTGATGGACTTCCTAACCTCGGCCTTCCCCTGGTTCCTGCTCACGAACATCGCCGGGCTCTCCTACATGGAGCGCATCAAGTTCGAGACCGACATGCAGGTGGACTTCATCACCGACAACCTGTTGGTCAAGGGCTACGAGCGCTACAGCTTCGCTTACTACAACTGGCGCTCCATCTATGGTAGTTTTCCGACCGCCTAACTCACGGCGCCCACTGACGGCACCTGAAAGGATCTGACCATGGGTATCACCCATCTCTCTGGCCTCGAAGTCGCCGGCGTCCCCACGATGGGGATGTCGGGCCTTCCGCTCACCACCGGCAACGTCTTCTTCGTCGACTACGTCAACGGCCAGGACGGCAACAGTGGCGCGGCCGACGCGCCGCTGAAGACGCTCTATCAGGCGCACAACCTGATGCTCGACGGCAACAACGACGTGGCGGTGATTGTTGGCAATGGTGCGGCGTCGGGCTCTCAGCGTCTGTCGCTGGCCAACGCCCAGACGATCAATCCCGCGGCCACCTCCGGCACGTTGAACTGGACGAAGAGCGCCTGCCACCTCATCGGCATGACGGCCCCGACGCTGACCGCGTCGCGCGCGCGCATCGCGCCGCCGAGCGGCACCTACACCCAGGCCACCTTCGGCAGCGGCAACTTCGTGGTCGTGACCGGGACCGGCTGCATCTTCGCCAACCTGTCGCTGTTCAACGGCTTCTCGACGGGCGGCACCAACCAGATCTGCTGGACCGACAATGGCGGGCGCAACTACTACGCCAACGTCGACTTCGGCGGCGCTGCCGACGCCGCGTCGGCGGCCGACACCGGCTCCCGCTCGCTCAAGATCGGTTTGGCCGGCTCCGGCGAGAACACCTTCGTCAACTGCAGCATCGGCGTCGACACGGTCACCCGCGGTGTCGCCAATGCCTCGCTCGAGTTCGCCGGCGGCACGCCGCGCAACATCTTCCGCCAGTGCGTTTTCCCGATGAGCGCGTCCGCTGCGGGCGTGCTCTCGATCCTCGGCACGGGCGCCAGCTGCATGGACCGCTACCAGATCTTCGACCGATGCCAGTTCGTGAACGCGATGTCGTCGGGCGCCACCGCCCAGACGGTCATCGCCTCGCTGACCAGTGCGTCGCCCGGCGGCCTGATGCTGATGGACAACTGCGTGTTCATCGGCAACACCAGCACCAACTGGGGCGACACCAACGCCCTGGCCAACATGTACGTCAACGGTGCGTCGCCGACGGCCGCCACCAACGGCATCGCCGTCAACCCGACCTAAGGGAGCTGATCATGAAGGGACGCAAGATGGGCCCCGGCACCTCGGGGCCGGCCAAGGGCGACAAGGACTGGGATCACGAGCAGAAGCCCGTGGCCCGCAACAAGGCGCCGAAGATCATGGCGGCCGCCAAGGCCCGCAAGGACGGCGGCAAGGCCTCTGGCGACGCTCCGATGAAGAACGGCGGTCGCATGCCGCGCAAGAGCGGCGGCCGCACCGGCGGATCCAACATGAGCCCGTTCTCGTCCGCCAGGACGGGCAATGCGCCCGCCGGGCGCAAGACCGATGGCTCCACACAGTAACCACAAGCGACCCCAGAGGCGTCCCCTGATGACGTGATCGCGGCGCGCCGGGAAAGGATACCTGAATGCGCCCGATCACTGTCACCGTGGGGCCTCTGACGGCCCCCAACGCCACCAACGTCCGCACCGCCTCCGGTGTCTCGGCCGCTGGCGCCGTCACCCTGAACGGCTCCCTGGTGAGCGGCGGTGTCGCCACGTTCGACACCGCCCGACGCGTCTTGTTCACGACCACGGCCGACGAGACGACCAAGACGGTCACCCTGGTTGGCACCAACGGGTCGGGAAACGCGATCGGCGAGACCATCACGCTGGTCAACAATTCCACGGTCGCGTCCGTGCTCGACTACAAGACCCTGACGAGCGTCGTGGCGAGCGCCGCGCTCACGGGTAACCTGTCGATCGGCACGAATGGTGTGGCCGGGAGTGCCTGGGTGATGTGCGACCCGTGGGCGCTTCCTCCGATTGGCGTTCAGGTCGCCCCCTCTGGCACAGTCAACTACACGGTCCAGATCACCTACGACGACCCGAACAGCCCCACCAATCCGGTAGATCCGGCCCTGGTCAACTGGTCGTCGACTGCCGACACCAATCTCGTGGCCAAGACCGCGCTCGCCATCGGCTCACTCACCAATACGCCCGCCTACGTCCGACTTCTGCTCAACAGCCAGACCAATCCGGGCTATGCCACAATGACGATATCCCAGCCCGGTGTTGTGCCGCAGTGAGGTCTCATGACGTCGAGCGGCACCTATGCGTACCAGCCCAGCCTCGGAGAGCTGGTTCTCTACGCCTATAATCTGTGCCAAGTGCGCCCGACGTCCATTGTGCAAGAGCACATGGAAAGCGCGCGCATGGCCATGAACCTGCTGCTGGCGAGCTGGTCGAACGACACGCCGAACCTGTGGAAGGTGGATCTCGTCGAGGAGGCGCTCGTCGAGGGTCAGGCTACCTACGACGTCGATCCCAGCACGATCGTCATGCTCGATGCGTACATTCGCATCGACGACGGTAGCGGGGATCCGCAGGATCGCATCATCCTCCCGATCAGCCGCACGGAGTACGCCAGCTACCCGAACAAGACCGTGCAGGGCTTCCCAACCGTGTTCTGGTTCGATCGTCTGATCAACCCGACGGTCACCCTCTGGGAGGTCCCCGACGGCGTGAGCGCGCAGTATCTGCGCTACTATCGCGTGCGGCAGATTGAGGACGCAGGCTACGCCGCTGGGCAGACGGCCGACCTCCCATATCGCTGGCTGCCGGCCTTTGCCGATGGTCTGGCGCTGCAGCTGGCTCGTATCTGGAACCCTGGCATGATCCAGAACCTGATGCCCTTCGCCGACAAGAGCCTGATGAAGGCCCAGGGTCAGGACGTCGAGACCGCGGCGATGTACGTCGCCCCAATGGTGGGGGGCTATTACCGATGAGCTACGCTTCCCGCGCGGGGCGTGCGCACGCAAGCTCTCGCGACCCCCGGGCGTTTGCCGTCTGTGATCGCTGCGGCATCTGGTACAATCACGATCGCCTGTCCTGGCAATTCGATTGGGCCGGTGCGAGCACGATCAACAAGCAGATCCTCGTCTGCCCCAGGTGCCTGGACCGGCCACAGCAGCAGCTCCGCGCGATCGTCTTGCCGACGGATCCGCTGCCGATCAGGAACCCCCGCACCGAGCCGTTCTTCGCCGACGAGACCGACCAGCGCATCACCGGGTACTCGAACCCGACGCTCGGCAACACAGGCATCCCGATCGGAGCTGCGGGCTCGTTCCGCATCACGCAGAGCAATCGTCGTCGCGTGACACAGCAGACAGGCGAGCCGCCGGGCGGTCTCAATCAGACGCCCGGCGTTCCGCCCAACCTGCCTGAAGGTCAGGATCCCGGCCTGCCGCCGGGCAATGACGAAGTGCCCGAGACAGGACCGCTCTGATGGTTTCCCTGAAACAGATCCCCAACCTGCCGGCGGTCGTCGCGCTCAACGGCACCGAACAGCTTGAAGGAGTGCAGGCGGGTACGTCCGTCAAGCTGACGGTCGCCCAGCTCGGCGCCTACATCACCGCCCAATATCCTCCACCGGGCGTGTCGAGCGTTGCAACGAGCGCGCCGATCACGGGCGGCACGATCACGACTACCGGCACCATCGGCCTTGCGGGGGCTGGCGTTACGAACGCCTACCTCGCCACCATGTCGGCGGGCACCGTCAAGGCCAACGTCACCGGCAGCTCCGCGCAGCCGACCGACGCCACCCCCAGCGGTGTCCTCGACATAATTGGCAGCGCGACTGGCGACACGTTGTATCGTGGCGCCGGGAACTGGACGGCCCTCGCCATAGGGACGCCCAACTACATCCTGTCGACAAATGGCGTCACCCCGCAGTGGGTAGATTTCGACAGCCTGCACACGCTGACCGTTGGAACGACGCCCATCTCGAACGGCGCTACCAGGCGCGTGCTGTACGACAATGGGGGCTTGCTGGGCGAGTATTCCGTCACGGGCACGGCGGGCAGCGTTGTTCTGAGCACCGGGCCGACGCTGTCGGCGCCGCAGTTCTCGACCATTGTCAACGCCGGCACGCTGACCTTGCCGACGGCCACCGATACACTGGTGGCCCGCGCGACAGCCGACGCGCTGACCAACAAGACAATCAGCGGCAGTACCAACACGATATCAAATATCGCTAACGCATCCTTGACAAATTCGTCCGTCACGTTCAACGGGGTCACCGTCGCGTTGGGCGCCAGCGGCGTCATCACAGCTACCGCTGCGTCAGTTACCGTCGGCAGCACGACGGTACTGGGCGGGACAAGCGGATATGTTTTGTACGACAACGCAGGCGTCGTTGGCGAACTTGCCACGACTGGCAGCGGCTCCGTCGTCCGCGCTAGTTCGCCCACGCTGGTCACGCCCGCCCTTGGCACACCCAGCAGCGGCACTCTTACGAACGCGACCGGCTTACCCTTGACGACAGGCGTGACGGGTAATCTGCCCGTCACGAATTTGAACAGCGGTACGTCGGCGTCCGCCTCCACGTTCTGGCGCGGCGACGGCACATGGGGCACGCCCGCAGGCACTGGCGTCTCGACTTTCAGTGCTGGCACGACCGGCTTCACGCCCAGCACCGGGACAGCGGGCGCAATTACGCTGGCAGGCACGCTCGTCTCGGCCAACGGCGGCACGGGCTTTTCGACTTACGCCGCTGGAGACATTGTTTACGCATCGGCTCTCAATACACTGTCGAAGCTGACGGCGGGGATCAACGGCTACGTCCTGACTTTGTCGGCGGGGCTTCCGACTTGGGCCGCCAGCACGGGCGGCGTGACGAGCTTTTCCGCCGGTACGACCGGCCTCACGCCGTCAGGCGTCACGACCGGGGCTATCACCCTCGCCGGTACACTGGCCGTAGCCAACGGCGGCACGGGCGTCACGGCGTCGTCGGGTGCCAATAGCGTTGTGTTGCGCGATGCCAGCGCCAACGTAACGGCGAACAATTTTTTCGACGGGTTTACGTCGGTCGCTGCGGCAGGCACGACTACGACGCTTACTGCGGCGTCCACGCCTAGCTGGCTGGTTACCGGCTCTGGCGGCCAGACCTTCAAGCTGCCTGACGCCACCACGTTGCCAAACGGCGCGGAGTATCAGTTCAACAACAACCAGAGCAGCGGCACGATTGTCGTTCAGAACAATTCTGGCACGACAATTTACACCGTGCAGTCGGGCGCGTTCGTTACTGTTACTGTTACGTCTAACAGCACGGCCGCCGGAACATGGGACGCGCATCCGTCAATTCCGTCTGCCGCAAGCTGGTCCACCAACACTCTTTCGTGGGCGGGCAGCTACACCGGCGGAACGTGGAACGGCAACGCCATTGGCGCGATCTATGGCGGCACCGCCCAAACGTCCTACGCGACAGGCGACACGCTATACGCTTCCGCTTCCAACACACTGTCCAAGCTGACTATCGGATCAAGCGGTCAGGTGCTGACGGTATCTGGCGGCGTGCCGACTTGGGCTGCGGTTCCGGCATCGTCCCTGACGGTCGGAACCACGACGGTCAGCGGCGGCACCAGCGGCTACGTCCTTTACAACAACGCCGGAACGCTCGGAAACTTCGTGCTGGGAACTGGCGTGCAGACCGCGCTGGGCGTCAACACTGGGTCAGCGGGCGCATTCGTTGTCAACGGCGGCGCACTCGGGACGCCGTCTAGCGTCACGCTCACTAACGCCACCGGCTTGCCCCTCACTACAGGCGTGACAGGTACGTTGCCTGTAGCCAACGGCGGCACTGGCGTAACGTCTTCGACCGGCAGCGGCAACAACGTGCTGTCTACGTCACCGACATTAGTGACGCCTTTGCTTGGCACTCCTACGAGTGTCACGCTCACTAACGCCACCGGCTTGCCCCTCACTACAGGCGTGACGGGTACTTTGCCCGCAGCCAACGGCGGCACGGCGCAGTCTACCTATGCAACCGGCGACACGCTCTACGCCAGTGCGCTTAATACGGTGTCCAAGCTGACCATCGGCTCGACAGGTCAAGTGCTGACCGTCGCGGGCGGCGTCCCGACATGGGCGACCAGCACAGGCGGCGTGACGAGCTTTTCCACCGGTACGACCGGCCTTACGCCGTCGGGCGTTACCACGGGAGCGATTGTACTGGCGGGCACGCTTGGGCCAGCCAACGGCGGGACGGGCGTCGTCAACAACGCGGCATCCACCATTACGATCACAGGCGCTTATTCGCTCGGCATGACACTGACGGGCGCGACTTCGGTCACGCTACCGACCAGCGGCACCCTTGCCACGACCGCGCAGCTTGCGGCCTACCTGCCGCTGGCGGGCGGGACCATGGTGGGCGACATCCTGTTCACCGATAATCTTTACGACATCGGCAAGAGCGGTGCGACCCGGCCACGCGACGGCTACTTCAGCCGCGTCCTGTCGGCCTCCGTAGCGACCGCCGAGAACGGGATGTTTGTGAACAAGCAGACGGTCGCCGCCAACTACACCATCGCCACCAACTACAACGCCATGTCGGCGGGTCCGGTGACGGTGAACGGCGGCATCACCGTGACCGTCTCCGCTGGCAGCACATGGGCAGTCGTCTAATGAGCACAATCAATCTCAAGGGTGACACGAGCGGACAGGTCGCGGTTGTCGTGCCTGCGGTCGCCGGTTCCAACACCTTCACCATCCCCGCCGAGACAGGCACGGCCCGGACGACGGTATCGACTGGCACGGTGTTGCAGGTCGTGAACTACCAGACCGGAGCGGTTGCGACGGGAACGACTGTGATGCCACTCGATGACACAATCCCCCAGAATACTGAGGGCAACGAATATATGACTCTGGCGATCACACCTCGTAGCGCGACGAGTAAACTCATCGTTGGAGTCGTTGTGGTTTACGGTTTCAACGCCGCCGCTGGCATTGGCATCGCACTATTCCAAGATTCAACAGCAAACGCCCTTCTTGCGGTTTCCAACACCACCGTAGGGGTGAACAGCCCGACTCAAAGCTCTCTTTCGTATTCAATGGTTTCTGGAACCACATCATCGACAACCTTTAAAGTCCGTATTGGTGGAGGCTCTGCCGGTACATTGACCTTTAACGGCGTGAGCGGCGGACGATTTTTCGCAGGGTTATCAGGCTCAACCATCACCATCACCGAAGTCGTTCCGTAAGAGGCTCACATGAACAAGCACACCGATCAGGCTATCCGCAACACGCATCCGACTGTTGCGAAGATCGTCTACAACGATCCCATCGAGGCGTTCGACGCGAGCGAGAAGCCCGTCGCCATCGACATGGCCGCCGCCGAGGCAGAGATCGCCAAGCTGGAAGCCACCGAGGCGAAGGTCGCCTACCGCGAACTGCGCGCCAAGGCGTATCCGCCCGTGGGCGACCAGTTGGATGCGCTCTGGAAGGGCGGCGCGGAGCAGGCCGCCATGAAGGCCGCCATCGACAAGGTCAAGAGCGACTACCCGAAGCCCGCATAACGAGGAAGTCCTATGACCACTCAAGTTACCGGCTCCGGTGTCAACTTCAACGGCTCAACGTCCGGCACGATCCTGCTGACGCAGCCTGCTGTTGCCGGATCGAACACGATCACGCTGCCTGCGGAGACGGGGACGCTGCGCTCGACGGTATCGACTGGGACGGTGTTGCAGGTCGTGAACTACCAGACCGGAGCGGTTGCGACTGGAGCGACGGCCATACCGTTCGATGACACAATCCCTCAGATCACTGAGGGCGTCGAGTTTATGACGCTTGCGATCACGCCGAAGTCAGCCGCCAGCCTGTTGATCGTTGAAGTTGTCTGCATGGGTTCTCCCTCCTTGATTGATTGGGTCACGGTGGCGCTTTTTCAGGACGCCATCGCCAGTTCTTTGGCGGCGGTTTACAATTACATAGGCACCAACCAAGCGGCTCCGTTGGGCTTCGCTTACTCCGCGACATCGGGCAGCACTTCGGCCCGCACCTTCCGGGTTCGCGGCGGCGGCACCACGACAACTTTTACCTTCAACGGAGCCTCTAGCGCACGGCGCATGGGCGGCGTCTCTTCCTCCTCCATCACCATCACCGAAGTCGTGCCGTAACGCTCAGGGCGTCGGTGGCGGCACAACCCGATTACGTGTATATTAGGAAGATCATGCCACAGCTCGATACCATCCAGATCCCCCTCACGCTCAACGCCGCGCAGGTCAATTACATCCTGAGACTGTTGAGCGCCGCACCCTATGCCGAGGTCGCCGAACTGATCGCCGCGATCAGGACGCAAGGAGATCCGGTCATGACTGCCGCCGCAGCCGAAAGCCTTCCCTCCCACGACAATTGACGCGCCAGGCAGCGGGAAGGTGTTTTATGGATCAAAGTGAACTCACTAAAAAGATGCACGAGATCGACAAGACTCTCGCGGCGCATCTTCAGGAGTGCTTTCTCCAAAACCGGCAGGTCTGGCATGAGTTACGCGCCTTGAAAAACGTCGCGTGGGTCGCGGCGCTCGGTATTTTCTCCACGCTGACCTTGATCACGGGCGCGCTGGCCAAGAACTTTCTGAAACTGTGAGGCCTCGATGTACGTCGTCGCCAAGCCCTACACCGACCCCGGCATGCAGCGAAAGCTGGAGTGGGTGGCGCGCATGCTCGACGCCTCCGAGGCATCCGCCGCCAAGATTGGGTGCAGCCCCGAAGCCATCGTGGCGCAGGCGGCGCAGGAGACGGGCTGGGGACGAGCCGCCATCGGCAACAACGTGTTCGGCATCAAGGCGTCTTCCGGCTGGAAGGGCGCGGTCGTAATGCGGCCCACATGGGAAGTCGAGAACGGCGCGGTCGTCCACATCGTGGCACCGTTCCGCGATTATCCGACTTTGGCCGACGGCATCGAGGACCACTTCCAGTTCCTCAAGGTCAACAGCCGCTACAGGAACGTGTTCGACCCCGACAACACCATGTCGGATCAGGAGTACTTCCGGCGGCTGGCGGCGGACGGCTACGCCACCGATCCCAACTACGCTCAACGCTTGAGCGACGTTCTGGACGCGGTCAACGTGTTCAAGTCCCGACTGTCGGAGGACGGCGTTCTCCCTTGGTCGCCGCCGCCACGCCTTATGATGATTGGCGTCAGCCCCGGCCCTGACGTTGTGGAACTCCAGAAAGCCCTCGGCATTACGGCGGATGGCGACTTCGGTCCCGACACCCAGCGAGCCGTCATGGAGTGGCAGCGGGCGCACCCGGCGTGCGGCGACGTTGACGGAGTAGTGGGCGTGCTTACTCGTATGTCTTTAGGAGGTAATCATGTTCCTCGGGCTTAGTCAGGACCAGTGGAAGTCCCTTCTCCGCACCGCCGCCTGCATCGGCCTGACGTGGCTGGTTTCCAGCGGGCGGCTTTCCAACGAACAGGCGGGGCAGCTTACCAACCTCGTCGCGCAGGCGGCACCGATCATCGCTATCGTCGGCACCGTGGTCTGGGGTATTATCACGCGCTCGCCCAAGAACATCGCCCTGTCTGTCGGTGCAATGCCCGGTGTCACCGTGAGGGTCGATACCAACACCGCCCCCGCCACCGTCGTCGCTGCGGCGCTGGACAAGGCCGACAACGGAGTATCGCCAACATGACACGCCTAGTCCTCGCTCTCGCCCTCGTCGCCATCGGCACCACCGCGCAGGCGCAGGGCATCAAGCTCGCGATCTGCCCCGGCGAGTTCGCGCTGTGCGCGGCCAGCGGCACAACGCCCGTCCCGAATAAGACCATCACGGTGGGCGATACAGTCTACCCGCTCGGACATGCGGTTTGCCCGGTTCTGGCCGGGCCCGCGATTGCCGACCTCAATCTGACGGGCGGCTCGTGCGCCTCGCCGGGGGCGGGTAAAGTCTGGTCGCTGTTCTCGGTGGCCTACGCATCGTACCCGCAGGCCCCTAGCTGGTCTGTCGCGCCCGCGAAACCGCGCGCGTTCGTGACGACGACGGCCCCCGGCGGCGGCATGAGCAACATGTGGAGCTTCCCTTGCGTGGTGCGCCCCGGATCGACAAACGGGGCGAAACTGGCCGACTGCTACGGGCCGATGAACGAGTCGCCCTCGGGCAACCCCGTCCCACCGGGAACGAAGGTGATTACCGAAGCGGCTCCGGGCGTGGCTAATCCCGTCGGCGGAAATATACCCTAACGCAGGAGAATGAGTTGAAAAACTCAATAGCGTTAATACTGATCCTCGTGCTGGCGGCCTGCCAGCCCTCGCCGCAGCCGACCGTCAATACGGCGGCGGCGCAGAAGATGGTGCTTGAAGCGGAGATCGCCTACGAGGCGGTCTTGACCGTCGCCGTCGCCTACAACAAGCGACCGCGCTGCACGGAGCCGCGTACGGTCATCACCTGCTCCGATCCAACCATCGTCGCCAGGCTGCGCGCGGCGAACGACCAGATCACCAAGGCGCTGTTCGCCGCGATGAACATTGCCAGCACGCCGGGGGTGACGACGAGCGCCGTCACCGCTGCCATCGCCGTGGCCACGCAGGGCATCCCGACCTTGCAGGCTATCCTCGACACCATCAACAAGGGAGCGTGACATGCTCGCAGCCATCATCACCGTCCTCGGTGAAGCGATCCAGTTCGTCCCGCAGGCGATCAAGCTGGGCATGGACGTGACCGCCATTGTCGAGCGAGCAGTCGCACTCTCCAAGGCGGCGGTGCCCGGCACAGCCGACGAGCTTGCGGCGTTCAGCGCTCTTCTCGCGGATGAGCGCGTCAAGTTGGCCGCCCTGACCGCGGATCTGAATACCGACCCTTCGTGATCCGACACGGTAATCAGTCATGGTTCAAGCGCTCACCTATTCGACCTTCACGACCGAGCTGGCTCTCCTGGCTGTCGTGAGCCCGACCAACGCGGAGTTCCTGTCGAACTTGCCGAGCGCCATCAATTACGCCGAATTGCGGATCTACCGGGACATCGATCTCCTCTCGACGGTCATGGCTGTCACCGGCTTTTCGCTTGTGGCGAACAGCAACCAGCTGACGCTGCCCGAGAGCAGCTTCGTGACGCTTCAGAACATCAACGTCCTGACGCCGGTCGGTGTCGCCAATCCCGCGGCCGCGGTTCGCAATCCGCTCGAGCCCGTGTCCAAGGACTACCTCTACAACGTGTGGAATTCCGTCGCCGGCGCCGGGCTGCCGAAGAAGATGGCGATTCTGAACACCACGACCGTGCTCGTCGGCCCCTGGCCCGATGCCAACTACGCGCTTGAGATCGTCGGCACCATCCGACCGCCGTCCCTTTCGGCCTCGAACACGACGACGTGGATCAGCACCTACATGCCCGATCTGCTGCTGTACGCCGCCATGATCTTCATCTCTGGTTATCAGAGAAATTTTTCGCTGCAAGGAAACGATCCTCAGATGGGCGTTACCTATGAAAGTCAGTACCAAACAATGATGAAGAGCGCCTCGGTAGAAGAGGCCAGAAAAAAATTCATGTCCTCGGGCTGGACATCCATGTCACCGCCCATCGCCGCCACGCCGACGAGGGGCTGATGGCGCACCAAACGCTGAAGCTCCTGCCGGGTGTCGATACGACGAAGACGCCGACGCTGAACGAAGCTGCGATCTCGGAGTCGCAGCTCATTCGTTTTGCCGTCGATCGCGGCGGCCTGGGCCTCGTGCAGAAGCTCGGCGGCTGGACGCGTTTCTACCCGAACGCCATGCCGACGACCGTACGTGGTCTCTGCGCATGGCAGGACACGAACAACCTGAAATGGCTGGGGGTCGGCTGCGACATCAGCCCGACAACTGGTGTCGGCTCGCCTCTCCTCGTGATCAACGACGGCATTCTGAGGACGATAACGCCCAAAGTTCGCCGAGACAGTGTCGCGGTCGATTTCACCACCACGGCAGGGTCCGACATCGTCGACATCCTCGACACGGGAAGCAACGCCACGGCATACGATGCCGTCTTCATCGCGACGCATGTATCTGTTGGTGGTGTGGTCATTTTCGGCTTCTATCAGTGCATTGCCGCCAGCGCCAACACGTTCGAGATCGCACTCACCGACCAACTCGGCAATCCCGTCTACGTTCCGTCAACCGTCGCCAATGGCGGCGCGGTTGCTGTTTTCGACACCACTGCCGGACAGGCTACCGTCGATGTCACCCTGAACGATCACGGGTACTCAGTCGGCGATACCTACCCGGTGCTGGTGTCGACGACCGTGGGCGGCGTGACGCTCTTCGGGAACTATTTTGTCAACAAAGTGACGAGCGCGAACGTCTTCGTCATCACCGCCAAGAACTTAGCCACGTCCAGCGACACCGTATCGATAAATGGCGGGGACGTGCGGCTGGATTTCTATCTGGGGTCGGGCGCGCTCCCGATCGGCACAGGCTACGGCGCCGGCGGGTACGGCACGGGCGGGTACGGTTCGGGCTCCACACCCGTAGCCCCGACCGGCGACAACATTGAGACGACGGACTGGACGCTGGATAATTTCGGCGACATCCTCATCGCATGCCCCTCCTTCACGGACTTCGGCTCCACCAGCTCAGGCGACCAGCGCGTGGGAGGCCCGCTTTACCAATGGTCCCCGATCGCCCAGCAAGCATCGCCGCTAGCCATATCGCAAGGCCCGATCTGCAACGACGGCGCGTTCATCGCCATGCCGCAGCGGCAGATCATCGCCTGGGCTTCGTCCTTCAATGGAATTCAGGACCATCTTCTCATCCGCTGGTGCGACGTCGGCAATTTCTTCAACTGGGTGGCCGACCCGACAACGCGTGCCGGCAGCTACCGAATTCCTCGCGGGTCACGGATCATCTGCGGCCTGCAGATGGGGCAGCAGTGCGTCATTCTCACGGACGTCGGCGCGTGGACGATGCAGTACACGGGCGGCCAGGGCGTCTACAGTTTCAACGAGGTCGGCATCGGGACCGGCTTGATCGCGCGCAAAGCCGTCGCGGCGTACATGGGTTCGCTGTTCTGGATGGGACCGACGCAGTTCTACAAGATGGGCGACCAAGGCGTCACGCCTCTCGTGTGTCCGATCTGGGACGTCGTGTTCCAGAACCTCGACACCGACAATCTCTACAAGATTCGCGTCGCCGTGAATTCGCGCTTCAACGAGATCACTTGGTACTACCCGAGCGCCACCGGAAACGGCGAGGTCGACAGCTACGTCAAGCTGAACACGCTCATGCCTGACGGCTCAGGCTGGGACTACGGCACGCTCGGCCGCACTGCCTGGATCAACCAGTCCATCCTGGGCGCCCCGATCGGCTCCGGCACGAACAACGTGCTCTACCAGCACGAAACGTCAAACGATGCCGACGGTCAGGCGCTCGAAGCCTCGTTCACGACCGGCTACTTCACCCTGAACGAAGCCGACATGCTGATGTTCGTCGACCAGATCTGGCCCGACATGAAGTGGGGCCAGTATGGAAGCTCGCCCGATGCCCAGGTCATGATGACCTTCTACGTCGCCGAGTATCCGAACGGACCAGTCGAGACCTTCGGGCCCTACACCTTGACGCACGCGATCCAGTACGTGACGCCGCGTTTCCGCGGTCGTCTCGTGTCGATCAAGTTCGAGAACACCGACGTCGGCACTTGGTGGCGGTTGGGCGGCATGCGTTATCGAGCCTCGCCCGACGGGAAGTTCCTCTGATGGCATCGCTCGACGACATCCAGACGACTATGCAATCGGCGGTCACGACGATCGCGGACTTGGTCTCCGCGCAGTCGAAACAGGTGCCAAGTCTGAGTTCGGGGCACCTCGATGTGAGCCGCGTCGTCCAGACGGGCTTCGTGCGCGTGACCGGAATATCGGTTATCGTGGCTGGCGCGGTCGGCGCTCTGCACGACATCAACTCCATTACCGGTGCTGCGTCGAGCAACAAGATTTACGAGGTCGCCGCGACGAAAGGCTTCTATCCTGTTAACCTGATATTCGCGACAGGCCTGACGTACGTTCCGGGCGCGGCCCAGGAGATCGCCATCATGTACACGAGGATCTGATGTCGAGCAGCCAAGCCATCGCCGCGGCACTCAACGTGGCGCGCAAAACCAAGGCCGGAGGCGGCCCGTTCAACTACAAGGCGTCCCCCGTGCCGCAACTGGTCAAGCCGGCGACGCACACAGGCCCGATCCACAGCTCGGTTGCCGGCCGCACAGACCATCTGCCGATGGAGGTGCCCGAGGGTGCCTACGTCCTGCCGGCGGACATCGTGAGCGCCCTCGGCGAGGGCAACACGATGGCCGGCTTCAAGGTCGCCAAGTCTCTTTTCGACGCGCCCGGCTACACGGCCCCAGGCCAGCCCTACCGGACGACCTCGACACCCTACGGTGCGGGCGCCGCGCCCTACAAGGCCCCGACCACGCCCTACGGCGCCACGATGCCCGGCAAGGCCGACGGCGGCGCCGCGGGGACGGTCAAGATCATCGCCGCCGGCGGTGAGCACGTCATCTCGCCCGAGGCCGTGCTCCGCATCGGCAAGGGCAACATGGACGACGGCCACAAGATTCTCGACCATTTCGTGAAGCAGGTGCGCGCCGGCACCATCAAGAAGCTGCAAGGCCTCCCTGGCCCGAAGAAGGACTGACATGGACGAGACACTGAAGGTCCGCGTAGGAACTCCCGCCGACGTTCACGACGTCATGGAGCTGGCCCTCATGGGCCGCGCCGAGAACGGTTTCGTGAACGCCGACGAGGGCAAGATCCTGCAGAACATCTGGGACGCTCTCAACATGCACTCCGGCATCATGGGCCTCATCGGGCCAGGCGGAAAGAAGGCCCAGGGAGCGGTTTTGCTTCGGGTGATCACTCCGTGGTATTCTAGCGACGCGGTACTCGAGGAACAGGCTATTTTCATCCACCCGGACTATCGCGCGGCCAAGGGTGGCCGGGCGAGCCGATTGGTCGAATTCAGCAAGAAAGCAGCCGATCAGCTCGGCATGCCTCTGCTCATCGGGGTGCTCAGCAACAGTCGCACCGAAGCCAAGGTGAAGCTGTACGAACGACATCTCGGCCGACAAGCCGGGGCCTTTTTTCTGTACGGCGCGCAGACCGGTGGAGCGGGACTGCCTGACACAAGCGGGTAGTTTGCATGGGCGGCAACAAAGGCCAAGGCGGCACGAGCTACCAGCAGTCGCAGGTTCAGATCCCGCCCGAGGTGATGGCGCGTTATAACGCTGTCAATGCCCGGGCCGAATCTGCCGCGGCGACGCCTTGGCAGGCCTACACAGGTGAATTTACCGCCCCGGTCAACCAGACCCAGCAGGGCGGCATCAACAACATCACCAATGCCGCCGGCATCGATCAGCCGTACTTCCAGCAGGCAACCAACGTCCTGGACCAGAGCCTCGGCCCGACAGGGCAGCTCTACGGCACGGCGGCGCAGCAAGTCGGTCAAGGCTACGGCGCGGGCGCCGGCTACACCCAGCAGGGCATCAACACGGCGGGCGCGGCGACGGCCGGCGCGATGCCGTTCAACGGCCTTGCGGCGGGGCAACTCAATCGGGCCTACAGTTCCGCCCAACCGCTCAACAATGCCGCCGTCGGGCTTGCGGCCGGGGCCACCGGTCAGGTCAACCCGGGCCAGCTCGACATCGGGCAGTACATGTCGCCCTACAACGAGGGCGTCGTGCAATCGACCCTCGCCAACCTTCGCCAGGATCAGGCGATCGGTCGCGCCGATCAGCGCGACCAGATGATCATGCAGGGCTCGTTCGGCGGCGATCGCAGCGGCGTGGCCAATGCCAACCTGCAGCGGCAACAGAACCTCGCGTACGGCCAGACGGCGGCCGGGCTCTACAATGCCAACTACGGACAGGCGCTCAGCGCCGCCCAGCAGCAGCAGGGCGTCGGCCTTGCCGCAGGGCAGGCCAACCGCGCGGCCCTGGCCAGCGGGGCGCAGAACCTCTCCGGCATCGGCAACCAGATCTACAGCCAGGGCGCAGGCGCAGCCCAGGGCAATCTCGGCATCGGTCAGCAGGTGTACGGCCAGGGCCAGGGTCTCGCGTCGGCCCAGATGCAGGGCGGCAACCAGCTCTACGGTCAGGGCGTCGGCGCGGCAGGAGCCAATGCCGGGCTCGCGCAGGGCATCTACGGCACGGCGGCTGGCACCGCCAACGCATACGGCCAGCTCGGCACCCAGCAGCTGCAGAACCAGCTCGCGCAGGGCACGGCGCAGGTGGGCGCCGGCACGGTGCAGCAGCAGACCCAGCAGGCGCAGGACACGGCGCAGTACAACCAGTTCCTGCAGCAGCAGGGCTACCCGTTTCAGGTCGCCCAGTTTCTGGCCAACATCGCCCTCGGCACCGGCGCGCAGTCCGGCTCGACCACAAACACCGTGTCGGGATCTCCGCAGCCGTTCTTCTCGGACGAGCGTCTCAAGGAGAACGTCCACGTCATCGGCAAGACGAACGACGGCCAGCCGATCATCCGTTTCAACTACAAGGGCGATCCCAGCACCCAGATCGGCCTGAGCGCGCAGGAGACCGAGAAGCACCACCCGGACGCCGTCGGCCTCGCCGGCGGCTACAAGACCGTCGACTACGACGCGGCGACGCGCGACAGCATCCACAAGGCCGGCGGCGGCGGGCTCGGAGGCGGCATGGCCGACATCCTGGCGCAGCAGCGGGCCATGTTTCCGGGCGGCCACGACCCCCGCGGCATCACGTCGGGCGTCGGCCCTCACGGCATTCCGATCGTCCCGCTGAAGGGGCAGGCGCCCAAGAGCGCTTCGATCGACATGCGCCAGCCGGCCGCGCAACAGTCCGGCCTGAAGCAGACGACCGATTCCGCGCTCGGCATGTACAACACCGGCAAGGGCCTCGCGTCGGTCTATTCCGAAGGCAAGGAAGGCCTGTTCGGCAAGGCCGGCACCAAGGCCCCCGACGGCACCATGACGAACGGCACGAGCGGCGCGCTCGGCACGGGCGGTCAGTGGAACCCGAGCGAGGGTTCGGTCGCCAAGTTCTTCAACGACAACACGAAGCCGGGCTCCAAGGACGCCGGGATCCACGCAGAGCCGCTGGCACCCCCGGCAGACCCCACGTCCCCGGCGGCCCCCGATCCCTCGATCGCCGCGCCGACCGTGGCCGACGGCGGACTGGGCATCGGTGGCACATCCGTGGCCGACGCCGGCGCCGGCATGGGCGCCGACTGGATGTCCGGGCTGGAAGCTTTCGCCAACCGCGGCGGCCGCATCCAGCGCGCGGCGGGCGGCGGCATGCCGTACGGCGAGGACGGGGGGNATGTGCCGGTTGA